GAATCTTCTTTGAATTTGAAATCTCTTTTGCTGGAACTTTCTTTAACGTTTCATATCTTGTTTTATACGAGTTATAAGTATCAGTACAGATTTTTTGCCAATTATCTGAACCGTTCTCCACTAAATCAAGTCTATCTTCCATATTTTTTGTAAACGTATAGTCAAAGAGTTCTTTGAATTCACGTATACAGAATTCGTAAACTTGTACTCCTACACTTGTTGGAAACATCTTCTGTTTCTGTCCACTTACTTTCTTCTTCTGTACTTCTAACTTATAAGGCCATACAAGTGGAGCATTAAGAAGCAGTTTTCTTAACTCTACTTCTTGTGGTGGTTCTGTCTTTACTTCTATATAGTTCTTTTCTATGATTGATGCCACTAGAGATGCGAATGTTGATGGACGACCAATACCTCTCTTTTCTAGTTCACGAACAAGAGTTGCTTCGTTATAACGATTTGGAGATGAAACTATTTTTTCTTCCGCACTTAGATTTAACCATCTAATCTTTTCTTCAACGGACAGTTTTTCTGAACTCTCCCACGCATGAGTTTCTTCTTCTTCTTTTTCATCTAAGTTCGCCTCTGATTGACCAACAATCTTCCATCCTTGAAATGTTATACGTTTCCATGTTGATTCATGAATAAATTTATTATCATCTTCGTCAATTATCCACTGTACTTTACGTTCATCGCCTACTGATTCTGCCATTATACTCTGAATTGCTCGCTTATAAATTAGATTATAGATATTTTTTTCTAAACTACTGAACGTTTGGTCAAGTGTAACTGTATTGAAGTGAGTTGGACGAATACACTCATGCGCATCTTGTGTTTTATTATCACTTTTTGATTTATGAACTAGTGTGCCTAAATATTTTTCTCCGTATTTTTTTATAACTTCTATTTTCGCTTGTTTGACCGCTTCTTCAGACATCGAAACAGAATCTGTTCGCATGTAAGTAATATGTCCCGCTTCATAGAGTTTTTGTGCCACTTTCATAGTTAGTTTAGGATTTGAACTAAAATTCGCAGAAGCTTCTTGTTGTAGTGATGAGGTGATAAGAGGTAGAGGAGGATTCTGTCTTATAGGTTTTGTAATTATACTGGTAATAGTGGCTGAATCGTATATATGAACATTTTCTAGATAATTTTTAGCATCTTCTTCTGTTTCTAATAATTCTATCATTTTTCCTGTAAAATTAACGGAACCGTTTGTCCAGAGTCCTTTCACTTCAAAACTACTACTCGATTTAAAGTTTTCAATCTCTTTTTCGCGTTCAACAATAATTCTTAGAGCTGGTGTTTGGCATCTACCTGCGGAAAGTGCTGCTCCTACAAACCGCCAAAGAAGTGGAGAAATAGTAAATCCAACCATTAAATCTAGAACAGCACGTGCTTGTTGAGAGTTTACACGATTCATATTGATAGTGCGAGGATTTTCAATAGCTTTTAAGACAGCCGTTTTTGTAATTTCATGAAATACGATACGAGGATTTGTTGTAGTATTTAATCCTAATGCTAGAGCAACCGAATATGCGATTGCTTCACCTTCTCTATCATCATCACTGGCTAAATACACCGTCGAGGCTTCTCTTGCTAGCTTCTTAAGTTCATTGATAGTTTTAATTTTTTCTTTCATATACTCGTATTCTGGATTAAACCCATCTTCAATATGTAGAGCTTTTAAATCTTCAACTAGTTTACGGATATGACCCATTGAAGCGAGTACTTTCCAACCATCTCCTAAAAATCCTTGTATCTTAGAACATTTTGCTGGAGATTCTACTACTACTAGTTTCATTATACTAATTTATATTAGTGTAATATAAATACAATTTTATTTCTTTTTTGCTACTGGTCTAAAAAGAATTATTATCAATACTTAGATGAATAGTGAATGTCAAATAAAAGATGATGATGAGATTATGGAAGAAGAAAAAACTCGTTACAATTTTCGTAGATTTACAGAGGAAGAGATTAAGAATAAGAATTCTCCATTTGAAAGAACTAAAAAGAAAGAAACACCTTTCTTATTTCAAAAAAAGAAGGGTTTTCAAAAGGAAGAATTTAAGATTAGTTTAGAAGATATTATTTCCAAAATTGATAGTTTACCACTTGGTCCACCATACTCTCCTAAAACACCACCATACTATCCTACACCTATATCAGAATTAGAAATCAAAGAATTAAATTTAACGCTACAAAAAAATACTAACCAGACGGTAGTAAATAATGAATCATAATGATATAACATATACTCTAAAAGGCGTTACCCGAGTTGTTAATATTTACAAATACTATATTTCTATCATTTATAGATGTATTTATAACAAATGTAGAACTTTCAAGACCAGTTCTAAAAACATCATTACCACCTAGAGTTTTAATAGAACCCATCCCATCAGAAATATAGTGTACTATACTTACACTTGAAGTTATTAGCGCAGTATCAAATTCCAAGCGCATTGGTGTTATGAAAGTATTAGAAAGAATACGTGGATTTAAGAATGAAGAAACACTATAAGGATACGAAGCGGTTATTGGCATATACTGTTGAATCCCTGATTTATTCACTGGTACGTTAGAACCAGTATTATTCACATACATAAAGTGACTAGAAAGCGATAGTAATGATTTTATACTAGAATTTCCTTCTGGATATAGAGAAAAACTAGATATAGAAGAAGGTGTTACGACAGGTCCAAATGTAAAGCTAGGATAATAGTCAACATACATACGTGTTGAACCGTTTGGATTAATATAGCTACTCATATTTGAAAAACTAGTTTGAAAACTACTAAAAACAGCATTTCCAGAATTACTTAGTACGCTATTTGTAGCCAGTGTTGATATATTTTGTCTACCGGTTATTCCAGTATAGGTCACTGAAGATAGAATATTTGGATAGTTTAATATATTATACATTGTACTTGCCATTACGGTATCGATAGTACTTCTTAGTGTACTTACAACAGGTACTCCAATAAAGAGAATAGAACTATTTGTTGACAGAAATACTTCACTTGTCTGACTGCTTATATTTAAAGTAGTATCTGTAGATGCTTGAATTGTTAATTGACCGGGCACTGATACATTTCTAAAAAAAGAACCCACTATAGAACTAATTGATGTAAAATACGTTTCACCGTTACCTTTAGCAGTTAGTACAAGTGTTGAAGGGATCGCAGTATTGCTAGATGAATAAAATTTTAGAGCATTTAATTGTAGTAAATCTAAAAACATTGTTTTCTTTGATGTAGCCATTCACCTTTTAATAGGTTATATTTTGTATGGAAAGATAGTACGAACTTGTAGAATCGAACGCTAAAGTTACATTATTAGAACCAATTCCGCCAGAACCACCAAAGTTTATGATATTCATAAATCTGTGTACAATCTGATAAGGTTTAGAGTAGTTTGATTTTATATCACTCCCATACATATTCAAGCGAATTGGTTGTTGAAAAAGATTAGAACTATTATTATTTTGAACAATAAATTTTGTATTATGTGTTCTTATAAAACTATTACTAAACGCTACAACAGTGGAGACGTGTACTAGTTTAGGATTCCAATTTGGATCTAATGATGGAATTATAATATTTGGGTACATATCAATTGTTATTTGTGATTTATCATGAATATAGTTTGAAAAATTACTTAACTGTAGATTCAAACTTGATATAATTAAATCACTATTATTTGAAAACGCAATAAAACTATTATTACACCCACTGTACTGTATAGAAGAATTGTAGAAACTATCGTAAAAGAAAGCAGAACTTAGTGTACTAATATATACACTTACGTTGTTACCACCGATTACTAGAGCGTTTGCTTGATTAAGATAGTAATTTGTATTATTTTCTAAAATATCTGTTACGCTGCTAATCATATTTAATGTTAAAATAGTTGTTGTTGAAACAAGTGAAGCAGTTGATACGTATCCTAAAGAACCCAACCCTTCTAATGAACTTACTAATGAATTTTCTAATGATAATGAACTCACGTAGCCTAAAGAACCTAAGCCTACTAATGAACTTGTTAATGATAATGAACTTATGTACCCTAAAGAACCTAAGCCTACTATTGAGCTTCTTAAGGTAGAACTACTTATGTAACCGTATCTACCAAGACCTTGAATAGTTGAATTAAGACTTAGTGTGCTAATATAACCAAATGTACCTAATCCAACCACTGTGCTACCAAGAAAAGCACTACTAATATAACCTAAACTACCTAATCCAGTAATTGTACTATAAAAAGTTTGTGAAGATATATAACCTACTGTTCCAAGACCATCAACAGTACTTGTTAGATTTGGAGTACTTAATGAACCCGGTAAAACACCTGTTGAAACATTAGACATATATGTGTTTAATGTATTTATAGTAGAAGGTAAGTAGCCAATATTTTGTCCATAAGAACTTAAATTATATAGAGAATTTTGCCAACTGATATTTCCAATACCATCAGTTGATAGAATATAATTTGTGCTTATTGGAAAATTTGTTCTAGGGTCAATTGCTAATAAACTTCTATATAGCTGATCCATAATCCGTCTAATTATGAAAAAGATTCAATACTCTTAATAAGTAGCGAGGTCATGCCAGGAAATGGAGGATTATTACAACTTGTCGCAATGGGCAAACAAGACATATTCTTAACCGGAAATCCACAGATTACATGGTTTAAAATGGTATATAGACGTTATACTAATTTTGCTGTTGAGTCGCAAGCAATGTTTTTTGACGGCGACCCTGATTTTGGGAAACGTTTGTCTTGTTTAGTCCCCCGTCGTGGTGACTTATTAGGTCCACTTGTTTTAGAAGTTACACTACCCGCTCTAACTTTAACCGATGGTACACCAGTATCTTATGTGAATTCCATCGCACACGCCTTAATTGATGAAATAACTCTAGAGATTGGAGAACAAGAAATTGATACACAGAACGGTGAATGGATGGAATTATGGTCAAATATGACAACTACAGCAACACAACGTCAAGGATTTAACGATATGATTGGCAAAGTTGATGATTATATTGAACCTCAGAATTTTGGACCTCTTAAACTCTATATCCCGTTACGATTTTGGTTCTGTAAAAATCCTGGTCAGTACTTACCACTTATTGCTCTTCAGTATCATCCTATTCGCATTAATTTAAAACTTAAGCCTTTACAAGAACTATTTTTTAGTCCCTTTTTATCAAATTCCGCAGTATGTAATACACTAGCAGTAAAACAAGTAAAAATAACTGATTTACGATTATTTGGTGACTATGTATATCTAGATGTTGAAGAACGTCGTCGTTTTGTAAGCAATACGCACGAATACTTAATTGAACAAGTACAGTATACTCCTACAATTACTATTCCTATTGGCGCAACTTCTTCTACGGTACGACTTGAATTTAATCACCCTATCCGTGAACTTTTATGGATTATTCAACGTTCACAAATGAAAACTTATCATGAACCGTTTAATTATTCTAGCACAAGTATTTTGGAATCTGGAGCAAGAAAAGATTTAATGGCAGATGCTACTATACAGCTTGATGGTTATGATAGATTCGATCGTAGAGATGCTGGTTATTTCCGTTTAGTTCAACCATACTATCACCACACCGTTGTTCCGAATAACTTATTCATCTACAACTACTGTTTTGCGCTCCGTCCTGAGGAGTTACAGCCGTCTGGTTCTTTGAACGCTAGTCGTATTGATAGTTTTATTGTACAAATGAATCTTGTTCCCGATTCTACAACTGGAGTAACCCCATTAAGAGGTAATGCTGGTACCCGTGTCTACGCAACAAATCATAATGTATTAAGAATTATTAACGGATTTGGGGGGTTACTATTTACGATTTAAAAGTACTTTTAAAATAGGTTATGACATCTTTAATTCAAACTCCAAATATTCCTATAGTATCTAAGATACCACCAATAGTAGCTCCTAAAATATTTGTCCCTATTTGGCTCTATAAATACTTAACTTTAATGCCTTTTATAGGGTTTTTTGGTATCGATCATTGGGCGATAGATTCTAAATTTACGGGCATAGCTAAACTATTTGTAAATCTATTTACTTTTGGTTCGTGGTACGCTTATGATATAGTACAAGCATGGAACGGGTTACGTTCAGATAGTAAAACTATACAATCTGAAGGATTAGATATCCCATTTTTTGAAGGATTTAATATTGGAAAAGGGAAGTTTGATAGTCAACCCTTATCAAACATGAGTAATAATAGTCAAATGTGGCTCTTAATACTATTTATTGGACTATTTATGTTTATCTACTATATTACAACATTTTTTCTAACATCTCAATCTGGATTTTTTCTATCTTCTCTATCAACCGTTTCATTCTATGGAGTGTTTGCTTTGCTAAGTTATCTAATATTTTTCTATTTTTCTTCTAAAATATTTACATCTTCTGCGACGACAAAAGAAGCAAAAGCGAACTTTTATGGTTCTTATGGCTTAGCAAATCCCTTAACTACATCTAAATCTTCTTCAAAAACAACTTCTGTTCTGAGTAGCGTTTCTAAAGGGTTAACTCTTCCTAAGATTGGAGGATACATGGAGGGAGGATACATGGAGGGAGGATACATGGAGGGAGGATACATGGAGGGAGGATATATGGAGGGAGGATCTGGTATAAGTGATTTAGTTAAAACATTAAAATCTATGGAACCAAAAATGTTAAATCAAGATCACTTATACTTTATATCACTACTTCTAGTTCTTCCAGTAAGTGGATTTGTTGCGTACGCTTTGACAAAAAACAAAAAAACGGTTGAAAAAGATGAAATATCTTAATTCTCAAGAAGAACTTGAAGCTTTAATTGGTCGTGGTGAATATGTTGGAGAACTCCCTCCGCTTACAATTATCTGGTTTAGTGCTGAATGGTGTGGTCCTTGTAAAAGAATTCCTATAGAAGAACTTATGAAAGAATTTCCAGCAAACTGGTTAAAGTGTGATGTAGATAGAAATACGTATACACCCGGTTACTGTAATATTAGAACTATTCCTAGTTTTATTGTTATACATAAGAAACAGATTATTGGAACAAAAGCATCATCAAGTGTTATTGAATTAAGAGAATGGTTTAAAACTATTCTTAGTAAAACTTAGATGATTGATGTATTAGTAATAGGAGGAGGTATATCTGGGTTTTATTCTGCTTTAGAATTAATAAAACAGAATAAAACTGTAACTTTATGTGAAAAGTATAAGAATCTTGGTGGACGTATTGATACGTATAATGAGAACGGATATCATTGGGAATCTGGTGCGGGACGTATATCTAAAGAGCATAAGATACTTCTTGAACTAATGAAAGAGTATAATCAACCCGTTGTTCCTATATCAAAAGAAGTACTTTATAAGAAAGATGGTTCTACTTGTATAGAACCTACACTATTTGATTCAAATATTCAAGCATTTTTTGAACCTCTTAAAAAACTTCCAAAAGAAGTTTTAGCAATTTCTACATTAAAAGAATTGTGCTTACAGATACACGGTAAAGAAAAAGCGGAAGAATTTATCGATAGGTTCCCATATAGAGCAGAAGTTGAAGTTTTACGAGCAGATTTAGGTTTAAAAAGTTTTAATCATGAAATGGGTTCTGATGAAGGATATTTTGTTGCAAAAAATGGTCTACATTCTCTTATTGATGCTATGGAAAAGGATTTTATAGAAAAAGGAGGGAGAGTTTTAACAAACTACGAATTAGTTGCGATAGATAATAATAAGTGTAAATTTTTAACTGGAGAACGTAAAATAAAAAAACGACCGATTGAAACTTTAGAAGCCAAACATATAATTTGCGCTATGGATTCTGAAAGTCTAAAAAAAATAGATTACTTTAAAAAGTTTACTACACTTAACTATTTACAAATGAAACCGTTGTTACGTACCTATGCGGTCTATGACACACCGTGGTTCTCTTCATATCCAAGAATTGTTTCTAAAGGACCAGTACGTTACTTTATACCAATTAATTATGAAAAAGGTGTTGCCATGGTAAGTTATACTGATTCAAGAGATACAGAAAAGTTTCACGCGATTCAAGAAAAGTTTGGTGAAGAATCTTTAGGGAAACATATACAGAATGAACTAGAAAAGTTATTTGGTAATATTCCTAAATATAAGTTTTTTAAAGCACACTATTGGAAGTACGGAGCGACATACTGGATTCCTGGTAACTATAATCCAGTTGAAGAATCAACAAAATCTTTAAAACCGTTCGACTCTGAAGTATATATAGTTAATGAGTCGTTTAGTTTAAAACAAGCATGGATAGAAGGTTCTTTAGAACAGTGTAACAAATTATTTAATACATATACATTTTAGATGGATCCTCATTTTATTATTGCTCTTTTTCACATTATAGCAGTAGTCCCTTTTCTCGCCTACATATTTGTACAGAGAGCTGCTACCCCTGAATTCTTATATAATATACTCTTATTCGTTGGTCTATTTGTACTAGTGTATCATTCTTATAAAGCAGTTATAAGAATAAGTGCGAAATCAGCTTCATTATGGATTAGTTTAATACATGTTATACTATTCGCGCCACTTATGATATATATAGGATATATGAGTAAGAAAACACCAAGACCTGCGTATGAACTATTAGGTCTTGTTACCTTCGCAGCTCTCGGTTATCACTTATACTCTTTAGTACTTATGACGCAGATACATAACGATGAATAATATCATGTGATTGTGCATAATAATTTTTACTACTATAGAAAAGTAAATTAATACCTATAACATTACATTTAATATTAATAGCATTTAATATACGTGTCATAGTAAACTCGTTATGAACTACATCCTTATTATCTAGGTAATCTTTTAATCCTTAAAAAAAAAAAAATACATCATTATTAACAACATGTTTATCAAAAATAAAAAGTATATCATCTATAATTATATGTTTTTCATTTAAATCAAACATATATCCATTAGTACTTTTAAAATTACCTTCCCCCCCTACAGTTATACCATATGGAATACTTCGTGGTCCAACGTATTCTCTTGCTCTTGCATTAATCGCATTTATAACAAGATTATTAAGATTTAATTGTTCTAATAATTTAACTTCTGGACGAACTTTAATAAATAAATCGTAATCAAAATTAGTTTTATAAGTTGTTAGAAAATCAGATAATTTAGTAATTTGTCTCTTTGGATTTATCATCTTATATTTAAAATTTATTATACTCTCATAATTATGAAAGTCATCAAAACTTGATATACCCGCATATTCTATAGTATGAGGCAATTCTTTCATATATTTATCAAAAATAATTACTTGTTCTGTAAAATCTAATGACATTTTATGTGAGATAAAAATAACTAATATTTTCATACTTACAGATATATTTATAACTTTAAGCAATTATTTCAATAATTTTCTGTTTTTCAGTATCATTTACACTGATACAATCTAGTGCGTGATAGTAGAAGGCAGTATTAGATGGGAATGTATTTTTACAAATAGTACAACTAGTATTTTCATCAATAATAGCATCAATTTCATTCTTAAAATGTTTTCTCAAACAATGAATACGACGATTACCTTTTGTTAGAGCTTCAAATTCACATCCTTTAAAAGGACATTTAAACATATCAACTTTCTTAGTATTCTTATCTTTATGCCTTGCTTGCTTATGAAGTTCTAAAGATTCTTTTTGAATAAATTCTTTCTTACAGATATTACATTCATAAGGAAGTTTTTCTTCATGCTTTTTCATATGATAATACATTGTATTCTGTTTTGCCTTTACTTCATTACAAGTAGGACAAACAAATAATCCCTCTGAATTCCTAATATACTTAGAAGACATTCCCGATACAAATTTTTAACGAATTTTTTTTCAATTTTTTAAAACTTCATCATAGTAATGGATAAGGCTCCGCCAGATGAGAAACATCAAAAATATTTCAATTCATATAAACCTAATGAACTCTTCTGGGGTATAGGTATTGAGAATGAAACGTATTTAGAAATTTTAAGAAAAGAATCTGTGAAAGGTTCTTTTTTTAAAAATCAGAAACAAGAACGTTATAGTGTTAACTACTATAAAAGCTATCGCCAAGGCTGGTTTAATAAAGCATTAGATACTATTATTAATAAAGATGAAAATTATGATTTACCTATACTTATGAACTCTCATGAACTTATTAAGAACGATTTATCTGGAGAACCAATGGCAAACTATAATAAAGGGGCAACACCAAACAAGAAGTTTTCTGGAAAAACAGTTTTTGAATATATGAAAGAAAAGAATAAGTATTTTAACGATGAATATGGGTTGAGTTACTGTTTTGACGGTGATACTATTGAGTTTATGACACTAGATTTTTATAAGAGCACAACACAAAAAGTTATAAGTGAATTATTATATCATAAGAAACATTTTTTAGATAATTTAAATAAACTAAAATTGCCACTAACAAAAGGTGCTAATTTTAGATATCCTCCTGAAAATTACGGGTTTATTCGATTTACAACAAATATGAATAATCTTTCTATATTTAATAATGGTACGTATCATTTTAATTTTACTCTACCAACAAAACTTAATAGTGCTGGAAATATTGAAGATTATAAATCTTTTGAAAGAACCCACGCAATGGCTATAAGAGTTATACAAGTATTAGAACCTTTTTTTGTGGCAAAGTTTGGTTCTGGTGACCCTCTTTCAAAAAGTGATATTTATAAAAGAAGATTCCCTAGAGGTTCTCAAAGAGCAGCTGCTTCAAGATATATTAGTATTGGAACATTTGATACAAATAGATTACAAACTGGTAAACTTTTACAAGAGAGTAGAGAACTATATGAAACACAGTGGTACAAAGACTTATATTTACAAATACATTATGAAAAGAACGATAAAATAGGATTTGATATTAATTTTAATAAGTTTAAGAACCATGGAATTGAAATACGTTTTTTTGATTATTTTCCAGAAAAATATCTTGATGAAGTTATGACATTTCTAGTATATCTACTAGACCATTCAATAGAATTAAAATATCTTGAAAGTTGTATACAGAATGAAAATTATAATTCTATTGTCTATAAGGCAATATTTGA